ACGGTCTGCATTAGCATCGTTTCTTCTGAAAATATCCATCTCTTTTCTAGCAGGATTGCCTGAACGAGATGCTGCCTCTTTGTCATTCTTGGGATTTTTAAACTGTAGAGCAAATTTACTGTTAACTACTTCACCTGGGGTGTTTTTCTTATAGATATTGGTCAGCGATGTTGTTCCGTCATCTCTGAGATGTGTATCCAATTCAGATAATACTCTATCATAGATAGCATTCAGTTGACTCAATACATTCTCATTCTGCATGGGATTAACTTCAATAACATCTGGTTTGCCCGAAGGATTTTCTGGAGTCTTACCAACCATGGTAGACCCTTTAGATATCGGATCTTTGACTTCACCTGTCACTAATTTCTTAGAACTGGTGGTCTTGTTATCTTTTATATCTTTAGCATTATCTGCAGGAGCTTGTGGTGTCTGTTGATTGGCTGCCATGTTATCTCTTGGGTTCGATTTTTATATATTTATAATTAGAAATCTGTGTTTTCGATATCAGTATCTTCTTTGATGCTCTGGCTCTGGATGTGTCCTATAATTTCTTTCACATGCGGATGGTGTTCTTTAGGTATTGCTTTTTTTAAACCTTGTGTATCACCTGCATGTGCCATGGCTCTGACTTTGGTTCCTGATACACCAGCTGAACCCTCTGCATCAGGATCTCTTTCTCCTGATGATTTTGAATTTATACTTTTAAAATTAAAATATCCATGACTGCCTTTTACGCCATTGTATTTTTTAATAAGATCAGTCATAGGTCCTACACGATCACTTCCGCCAACATAAGTCACATGCTGTACACCTGAGTCATGTATTTTTGTTAATTGGTGTAATAAACTAGGACTTTCACTGTTAGAAGCATATACTTTGGTAGTAGGCTTGGCTACTTTCTTGATCAATTTTACTTTAAATGCAGGTGGTAATGGATTGCTGCTAGTACCTTCTGAATGGCTAGTAATAAAATGAGCTTCAGCACCTTCTTTTTCAGCACCTGATTCTAATGTTTTTAAAACTTTTCCATGGCCTTCTTCTGTAAAGGGTTGATGTCTGCCATAGGCTACAAATGCGCTCCTTCCAACCTCTTCTTCTGATATGAATTGAATAAAAGTCTTCATTCTGCAAACCTCGGATTGTTTAATATCGCATTAGATACTTTGACAGGGACTAGCTTTGATACGGGTCTCATCTTTCCTGCAGAATCTTTCTTCTGAAGCACGATGCCTTCACCTTGTGACTTCTTGCCATCTATGGATGTTTCCATGTCAGGATGCGAGATTCCTTTTAGGACATGTTCCGTCGCTTGTCCGAGATGATGTCTGATATCCAATGAACGCTGGAAATGGGGAGCATGCTTCTCGACATGAGCGATATGGCTGGCAAATTGATCTCTTGTTCTCTGTTGTCCTGCCGGTGTCTTTAACTTCTTGGCGGCCTTCTCACCTTCAGCAGCAAGATGCTTCTTGTATCCTTCTACAGTAGCAACCTCACCGCGCCTCGTCGTCCTGTTGAGGTATGTAGTGAAATGCCCACCCTTCTTGGGATCGATATGTGCAGGAGTGAGATGCTCGGTCGTATGACCTTTCAATAGCGCTTTTGCTGCATTTAGATGGTGTTCTGTTGCTTTCCTATCTTGATCTGAATATGTCTTGGGATCAGGATGATATTCATGCTCTGGGACAAACACATTATCGCTATGTCTTAGAGCGTTCTTTGACAACCCATGAGCAACTCCGCCTGTGATCTCTGTATGGACAGCGATTCCGAGAGGTGCTTTTGTCTTTGCCTTATATGTGATCCTGTTCGGCGTCGTAGAAGTAGAACCACCCTTCTTCACTGTCTTATCTGCTTTATCTACAGGTGTATGTAGCAAATCCCCTTGGACATGATGACCTTTATTCACAAACTCATGTCCGTGTGCTAACAGGTGCTTGAGTGATGCCGCATATTCTGGAGCATGTCCGAAATGCGTATCGATCTCTGCTGGTGTTCTTGCAACGACACCCCTTGCCATCCTGTGCTTATCCGAGACACCAACACCATTTTCATCATGTATCACATGGACGGATGCGCCGCCGTCAGTCTTCAGAGAAGCACCTACAGGGCTAGATTGTCCTATTCTCTTCTTATGGAATTGATGTACCAGATCGACAGCTGCTTGAGCATGTTGCGGTGCTTCGTGGGGTAGATCTTTCGTATGAGTAAGATGTCCGAGCATATCGTCATCCACAGATGTTGCCTCTGAGATAAATTGTGCAAATGTTTTCATTATTTCTTACTCTTTTCTAGGATCTAACGCAGGTCCACTATTGTGCCCTAGTGTTTTCTTAAATGATTCCATATGATCATCGTTATCAAGATTGATATGACTATTATTCAGGCCGCCTTTGCCGTGTGGTTGGAACATGATAGTTCTAGCATTATGTGCATTTGCACCCGTTTGTTTCTGACGAATTGTCCATAATCCTTTGCCCGACAATCTAGGCAGACCGTGGCCAGTAACATCTTTTTTACCCACGCTATAAGTGCCGTGTCCGCCGCCAACGTGTAATACGTCAACATGGTGATCTGACAAATATGATTCTGCTGGTTCAAGATTCGGATGTGAAATTCTTTCTGTTTTAGCTCTACCTGAAGCAGTTGTTTGCACAGCAGATGGATTGGGAACTGTTTTATTTAAATGATCTAATAAACCAGCCGCTTCAACTGCTGCAGCATATTTTGGTCTTTTGCCTCTGTTGTCATCTGGGATATGCCATCCACCTTTTGCTGGATCATGTCTAACAGTTATTTGTCCAAATGCTGCAGTTGTGTCCTTTTTAACTTCACCTGATAGCAAAACTTTATCATCTGACAGAATTTTACCTGAGTGTTGTGTATTTTTACGCTTGTTTAGAATAGGGACGTCAGTACCTGCAGTTGAACCTGCAGGTTTAAATCCCTCAGGTACTAACCCATGTTCCCGAAATCTATCAAAAGTTGACTTTTCATATTTGTGGCCTTCGTTTTCTGTCGGAGCAGCATCTCTCGGCTTGTTTAATCTATTCGTAGGCACTGTAACTTTTTTGTTACTTCCTGACGCTGAAATTACAGCATGATGTTTGCCATTGATGATTGCATGACCATGAATAGTTACAGCAGACCCCTTTGGAATTTCAGGTGACACATCAGCATTTACAGTGTGAGTGCCTTCTGCGTGTGCAGATCTCCCAGGTAAATATTGCGCAATATATTTCTGTGTATGGCGATCACCTTCAGTTTCATATTTATTGCCACGCAACTCAAAATTGTCAGGATTTCCTGCTTTTGAGTTGAGGTAACCTTCTAATAAAAATCCCATAAAACTTAGCATAATTGCCCCTATCATTTAAATACAATCTATTTATAATATTTATATAATAGAAAAAAGGAGGCTGTGTCAACCTCCTTTTTCATTATTTCGATATGATATTAGTTTAGATTACTTGACGTTGATCTTGCCCATGGCGTCTTTCTTGATCTTGGCCTTGACGGATTCTGGCATTGGGATATAATCCAATGCCAATGCCTGTGAGTCACCCTGATCAAAGGCATAATTAAAGAATGCTAGAGCCTGCTTGCTGTTAGCCTTGTCTGATGGTTCAGCATGCATCAAGATAAATGTTGCTGCTGACATTGGCCAGCTGTTATCACCTGGTTGATTGCTGATGATAACGGCAAATCCTGGAGTTCCGTTCCAGTCAGCTTTTTCTGCTGCTGCTGCAAAAGACTTGGCTGTTGGCCTGACATTCTTGCCAGCTGCATTGATCATATTGGTGTATGTGATACCATTCTGCTTGGCATAGGCATACTCGACGTATCCGATGCTTCCATCAGTCTGCATCACGTTAGCAGCAACACCTTCGTTACCCTTGGCACCGATACCAACTGGGAACTCAACCGAAGTGCTTTCTCCAACCTTGCTTTTCCATTCTGCAGATACCTTTGATAGGTAGTTGGTAAAGTTAAAGGTCGTGCCTGATCCATCGCTACGACGAATCACGATGATGGCTTTGTTTGGAAGATTTAGCTTTGGATTTAATGCCTTGATAGCAGCATCATCCCATTTGTTGATCTTGCCTAGATAGATGTTAGCCAGCGTCTCGCCATCCAGCACCATCTGGCCAGATTCGATACCTTCCAGCCTGATAATAGGCACGATACCACCAATTACCATTGGCCACTGGATCAAACCATCCTTGGCTAGGTCTTTCTCATTGAGTGGCTTGTCAGTTGCGCCAAACGTCACTGTCTTGGCAGCAATCTGCTTGATTCCGCCACCAGAACCGATTGATTGGTAGTTTAGAGTGACACCAGATAATTTCTTGTATGAATCAGCCCACTTGGCATAGATTGGATAAGGAAAAGTTGCACCAGCACCTGTGATATCTGCCGCAGTTGCTGTGAAAGGAATGGTCAATAGA